ACCCACGCGACTATCAGCTGGATAGCTTCATTCATCTTATTAGAAATAATAGAGGACTACTCGTTTCTCCAACTGCTTCAGGAAAGTCTTTCATTATTTGGTTACTGACTCAGTGGTACGGTGACTGTAAGACTCTGATAATCGTACCGACTACATCGTTGGTTCACCAGATGAAATCAGATTTCGTTGAGTATGGATCCGATGAAAACGATATTCATATGATTATGAGTGGTCAAGAAAAGAATACAGACTGTCGTATAGTTGTATCGACATGGCAGTCACTATATAAAATGAGAAAGGATTACTTCTATCAATATGACGTTGTGATAGGCGACGAGTGTCATCTGTTTAAAGCGAAGTCTCTTACTTCTATAATGACTAAACTGCTTGACTGTAAGTATAGGTTTGGATTTACAGGAACTCTTGATGGAACGCAGACGCATAAGTTAGTGCTCGAGGGATTATTCGGAAGATCAAAACAGTTCGTTAAGACACGTGAATTGATTGATCAGGATGTTCTTGCAAACTTTAGGATCAAAGCTCTCGTTCTCAAATACAATGAAAGCGAGAGAAAGAAAGCATCAAAGCTAAAGTATCAGGATGAGATCGACTTCATAGTTGGAAATCCGAAAAGAAATAAATTTATAAAGAGCTTAGCGGTATCGTTAACAGGTAACACACTTTTGTTATTTCAATATGTTGACAAGCATGGAAAAATATTGTATAATGAAATAAATAAGTCTACTGCTAGCAATAGAAAGGTGTTCTTTGTATATGGTGGAACCGACGCGGAGACCAGGGAGAGGATCAGGGCTATTACCGAGGAAGAAGAAAACGCAGTCATTGTGGCTTCATATGGTACTTTCAGTACTGGCATTAATATTCGCAATCTGCATAATATTATTTTTGCTAGTCCCACTAAGTCTCGTATACGTAATCTGCAGTCTATTGGCCGCGGTCTGCGAAAAGGCGAGTCGAAAGATAAAGCAACTCTCTACGACATAGCCGATGATTTAAGAAATAAGAGTAGTGTGAACTATACACTGAAACATTTTGCGGAGAGAATTAAGATATACAACGAAGAAGAGTTTGACTATAAGATCTATAACATTAACTTATAGAGGACATAACTATGAATAGCAACATAATGTATTTTAAGCTTGTAAGTGGAGAACACGTCGTATCGTTCGTGGATTCAGCTGACGAAGAATTTGTGCTGCTTCACAAACCCTTACAACTCTTTTTACAAAATGGAGTCCATGGAGCTGCTGTTCGAGTAGCTAAGTGGATACCGTTCGTAGACGAATCAGATATTACGATCAGGATCAAACATGTGCTGACGTATGCTGAACCGACTGATGATATCGCCGACTACTATCTTGAAGCACTGGATTCGCTGGATTCGATGAGAGAAAGAGAACTAGTTGATTTAGAAGATGAACAATTAGATGAGGACGTGACAATGGCTTTATATGAAAAGTTTTCAAACACGAGTATCATGGTGCATTAATGCCAAAAAAGAAATCACAGCACTATGTAAATAATAAAGAGTTCTTGGCTGCAATGGTTGACTTCAGGGAGCAGGTTGCGAAAGCAAAGAGTGAAGGTAAAGAACGACCACCCGTTAGTCAATATATCGGTGAATGTATTATGAAGATCGCCGTTCATCTATCTCATAAACCTAACTTCATAAATTATTCTTTTAAGGAAGAGATGATCTCAGATGGAATCGAGAACTGTTTACAGTACATCGATAATTTCAATCCAGAAAAATCTCAGAATCCATTCGCATACTTTACACAGATCATTTATTACGCCTTTCTTCGTCGTATTCAAAAAGAAAAGAAACAGATGTACACTAAGTATAAGCTGATGGGCGAGATGGAAGTAATGAACCTTACGAGCGATACTCAGGACCACGATTCAGGTTTTATACCGCAGGGTAAAATGAACGAGTGGACAAAGGACCACGTTGGAAACTTTATTGAAAACTTCGAAGAGAGTAAGAGACGTAAGAAGAACAAAAACACAACGGCTATTGATGTACTTATTGATGGTGATAAATGAAAGCAGCAGTCATAACTGATACGCACTTTGGTGCAAGGAACGACAGTAAGGTCTTCCTACAATACTTCGGAAAATTTTACAAGAACGTCTTTTTTCCATATCTCGAAGAACACAATATCAAAACAATATTTCATCTCGGTGATATAGTCGATAGACGTAAGTTTATCAACTATGTAACGCTACGAGAGTTCAAAGATATCTTTGTTCAACCGTGTATAGATCGTGGCATTAAGGTACACGCAATCGTAGGCAATCACGATATTCCTTATCGTAATACGAACGAAGTCAATGCGCTCAACGAGCTCTTTGGAGATAAGCACCACCTCATCAGCGTGTATTCATCACCACAGAATGTTACATTCAACTCGTGTGATATCGCAATGTTGCCTTGGATTAATAACTCAAACTATGCGGACTCAATGCAGTTCGTAAAGAACACCAAGGCGCAGATACTCTTTGGCCACCTTGAGATCAAAGGATTCGAGATGTATCGTGGAATGCCGAACCCTCACGGGTTGGAGACGGCTCTGTTCGATAAGTTCGACATGGTATGCTCCGGACATTTCCATCATAAATCAAATCGTGGAAACATTCACTACCTTGGTAATCCATACGAAATGTTTTGGAACGATTATAACGATCAGCGAGGATTTCATTTGTTCGATTCTGAGAAAAGAGAGTTGACATTCATACAGAATCCGTATAGAATATTTAATAA